GGAATAATTACCCAGCCTTTGATCGTTGCTCTAGAGTGCTTCGAGAACAAGGTTGGAACGCTATTAACCCCGCTGAACTAGACAAAGATGCGGGTAAGCCAATGTCTGATCCCATGTCTTTTGCACCAGACACAAACTACGAAGATCATGAGTTTATGAGAAAAGCATTACGTCGTGATATGGTTGCAATTTGCGATCAATGCACCGCAATCTACATGATGAGCAATTGGGAAAGAAGCAAAGGTGCAAAAGCAGAACACGCACTTGCAAAAGCCCTAGGACTTAGTATATTCTACGAAGCACCCCTACCGGAGTAACCCATGAATATTTTTGTAGTAGATGAAAGCCCAGAAGTATCCGCTCAGTCGCTTTGTGACAAGCACGTTGTCAAGATGATTCTTGAGTCAGGTCAGATGTTGTCAACAGCACACCGCTACCTAGACGGCGATCTATACTACGAAATGTCGAAGGGTGATAGACCTCGTAAGATCAAGAGATGGAAACTCAACGATGAACGAGAAGACAAGTTATGGAAAGCCACATTCATGCATCACCCTTGCACGGTATGGACTCTCAAGACATCAGAAAATTATATGTGGCATCAGAAGCACGCCATCGCCCTCTGCAAAGAGTATACATATAGGTACGGAAAGGTTCATAGCGCCGAAAACCTGATCGATTATCTTTCAACTCTACCAAAAAATATACCACAAGGTAATCTTACTGAATTTGCAATCGCAATGCCAGATGAGTTCAAGGTAAAAAATTCAGTTCAGTCGTACCGCAATTATTACAACGGTGCGAAGTCTAGGTTTGCAAAGTGGACTCTTCGTACACAACCAGAATGGTACACAGGAGTATTTCAAGATGCCTAATTATGATTACAGATGCCACATGTGCGACTACACATTTGAGAAACAACTTCTCATCGCAGATCGAAACAAACCAACAAAAGAGCCTTGCCCTAAATGTGGTGAAAAGGCTGTTCAAAAACTTTTCGGTGCACCAGGTGTTGCCGATTCTGTCTCTCTCGGACGAAGAAAGATTGATGGTGGTATGCGAGAAGTTTTCGCTAAAATTGAAGAGAACACAGGGCAGAAGATTGCAAGAAAGTTTGATTGATGTTCAATCACGTTGAAGTAAAACTACCAGACAAACCCGTTAGCACAATCGAAAAAAATGGTAAGCGTCATTACATTATCGATGGCGAAGAACGCTCCTTTCCCTCAGTGACCACAGTGATAGGTCATGAGAGTGAGGAGTTTTTTCGTGAGTGGAGAAAAGATCCAGAGAACAGAAAGATAAGTGCCGCTGCCTCTTCGAGAGGCAACAAGTACCATTCTCTCGTTGAGAAGTATCTTGGTAACAAAGAGATTGAACAAGACGGTGACCTTTTCAAATATTCAAAAGTTCATCTTGACAAAATCAACAATATTCAGGCTCTTGAGGTTGCTCTGTGGGGTGACCTGTATGAGATTCTTCACGACACTTACGGTCGAACAATGTGTAAAGACTTTTTCGGTATCGCAGGTAGAGTTGATTGTATCGGTGAGTTTGATGGGACGCTTAGTGTGATTGATTTCAAAACAGCAAAGCGCCCGAAAGAAGTTTCAGATATTCAGAATTACTTCTTGCAAGCAACCTGTTATTCACTACTATGGGAGAATCTCACAGGACAACCGATTGAAAATGGTGTCATCATTATGGCTTGTGAAGATAAATCATGTTCTGTTTATGAATTCAAAACAAAAGATTATATTCAAGAACTCATACGAGTCACAAAAACATACACCAAAAAATACGGGAGATAAAATGGGATCAATACTAACACTTGACAAAGACTTTTCTAAAAAAGTAGAAGAGTGTGCCAAAGAAAAAGAAATCGGATACATGGACGCTGTTTTGTACCTTTGCGAACAAAACGAAATTGAGCCCGATACAGTATCAAAGTTTCTTACAAAACCAATCAAGGAAAAGATTGAAAGGGAAGCAAGAGGTCTAAACCTATTGCCAACGAAAACTGAACTACCATTCTCATGAGAACTAAGGTGAAGGGCTTCGAAGTCTATACAATGTACGTTGCCATGAAGGCACACTTCAAAACAAAGTCATATGACTTTGTGGAGTTTGGTGGTCGGATTCGCAGTCGTGTCTCGTCTTATGAAAAAAGAAAAGACAAATACTACTTCGAAAAACTCGCAAGAAAATATAACGAACAAGAGGTCAAAGAGATTCTTCTTTCCAACATTCTCGAAAACGATGAACTCTGGATCGGTGACACATTAGAAGAGCAAGCCGAGAACGTTTGGAGAAAATGGATTGCAAGAAAGGATTCTCTTGAGAGGAACTTTCGTCAAGAGTTTACATCCATTTGTGAACACATGGAAGACAACAACGTTTCATTTCACAGTTTCTTTACCTCTACGGATGGTGATCATCCTGAGATTCTAAAATGGTTCTTACGAAAAGAGGTTTCTGTCGAGACTGTTCTCATATTGGATAGTTTGTTGAGTTTTATGAAAAGACTTGACAAAGAACTTGAAGATGATATAGTATGGAAAGAATATTCGCAGAAGATTTCAAAATACAAATCATTCTTCAAAGCAGATCAAAAAAGATTTAGAAAAATTGCTTTGAGTGTCTTGAACTCTTATGATATTCAAGATAAATAGTAATACACAAGCACATACGAAAACACACAGCAAACAAAAAAAGGAGACAAACAATGTCGTATGAAGAATACAAAAAGAAGAAGAAGAACTCCCTCGGTTCTCTTCAAAAAGAACTTGAAAAGATCAACACGAAGACCAAGTCTTATGATGATGATCGCTACTGGAAGTTGTCTTGTGACAAAAGCGGTAATGGCTATGCCATCATTCGTTTCCTTCCAGCACCCGTAAGCGAGGACATTCCATGGGTGCAAATCTTTAGTCATTCTTTCCAAGGTCCTGGTGGGTGGTACATCGAGAAGTCTCTCACCACTATGGGACAAAAAGATCCTGTTTCCGAAGCGAACAGTATTCTCTGGAACTCAGGTGACGAAGATGATAAGAAGATCGCCCGTGATCGCAAGCGTAAACTTCGCTACACTTCAAACATCTATGTTGTGAAAGATCCTGCAAACCCAGACAATGAAGGCAAAGTTTTCTTGTATGAGTATGGCAAGAAGATTCATGACAAGATCATCGAGAAGTTGTCACCACCAGATGTGCCTGAGGGCTTCACTCCTGAAAGCCCTGTCAACGTTTTTGACTTTGAAGAGGGTGCAAACTTCATGTTGCAAGCAGCCCAAGTTTCTGGTTATCGCAACTATGACAAGTCGAAGTTTGATTCGCAAACCGAGTTTCTTGGTGGCGATGATGCCAAACTCAAAGAAGTTTTTGATGGCATCAACTCTCTGCAAGAACTTGTTTCGCCAGGTGAATTCAAATCTTATGATGAATTGAAAGCCAAGTTTGAGAAAGTGGTTCATGGCACCACATCTACTCAATCTGCCGAGACTCAAGAACTTGAAGAAACTTACGAAGAGTATCGTGTTCCTGAAGTCAAGCAAACAGTCACAAACACGACAGAGGACAGCGTAGAATCGTCTGACAGCAACGCCAATGATGACGATGATGCACTGAACTACTTCGAGAAACTCGCTCAGGAAGACTGAGAAACTAAATACTATTGGTGACTTCTGTGGGCCAGTTCCTCGTGAACTGGCCCTATTTTTTTACATGGTTGGGTCTTTAGTTCCACTCAACAACGAAGTCACGGTTGTATCTTGAACTCTAGCAGGAACAGTTGCGATGATCGGCACTCTGCTTCCACCACCAGATCCAACATTATTGTTGTTGATCTGTGGCGCCACGACAGTCACAGGTGCACCTTGCATCGCCATGGCATTCTCTGAAGCCAGTTTATTCAAGGATGTGCCAATAGAACTATTAGCACCAAGATACTGATTTAGAATTCTATCTAAACTAGGCTCTAAGAACTGAGAACCAAAAGTCTCAAGTGGCATAACTGCCTCTGTTGTGTTCGACTCTGCGATTGTTGCAAGGGTGCCTGATCTACTGCCCCGAACAATACCACCCTCTTGTAGAAACGGTATATCAAATTTGGGTAATGGTATATTGCTAATGAGATCGAGCGGTGAAGTGAACAGATCTGAAAAGAACTCTTTGACTTTGTTGAACACTCCTAGAATACCACCACCAAGATCATCAATACCAAATATTGATCCCACTGTATCTACGATTGAGGAGAAAAGTTTGACCGGATACATGACTATGGTTTCTGCTAGATCCCCAATGCCCTCCAGAATACTTTTTTCGCCCTTGAATATCGCCATGATATCTGAGAAGACATCACCAATCAATTCAAAGGGTGCGGCAATAATGTCTATCAAACCATCGGTGATGCCTTTGAGATAGTCAAAGTCTATGAGACCAAAGGTAAAGAACTTCAGAAGGCCTGCGACAGCACCGCTAACGGCACCTTTTATTCTTTCAACTAAACCGCCCTCTGCTGTTTGAAATCCTTCTATCGCACCTGATATGGTGTCAAAGAGACCAAAAATAATCGTGAGTGGTAAGAAGAACTTACCGACAACCGAGAGTATTCTTGGCAAGATTCTGAGTAGTGGT